CGCCTGCACGGCGTCGGGAAGTCGTTCATCGCCTCCCGGACGATCTGCTGGTGGATCTCCGTCAACGACGTGGACGATGTGTACGTGGTCAGTACGGCGCCGACCGCCCGGCAGGTCGAAGCGATCCTCTGGCGCGAGATCAAGAAGGCGCACAAGAAGGGCAAGCTGAAGGGCCGGATCAACCAGGGCAACCAGCCGCTCTGGAAGATCGACGGCGAAGAGGTCGGCATGGGCCGCAAGCCCGCCGACCACGATGCGCACGGCTTCCAGGGCATCCACGCCCGGCGGGTGCTCGTGGTCGTGGATGAGGCGTGCGGCGTGCCCAAGCTGCTGTGGGACGCGATCGACGCCCTCGCCACCAACGAGCTGTCCCGCGTGCTGGCCATCGGCAACCCGGACGACCCGGGCACGCACTTCCGCGAGATCTGCCAGCCCAACTCCGGCTGGAACGTGATCCGCATCGACGCGCTCCGGTCCCCGAACATGTGCGTGCAGGAGATCGACAAGCTGGACGCGGTGGAGCCCGGTCTCACGGCGAAGATGTACGAGGTGCTGGCGGAGGCCGGGGTGCAGCCCTCCACGGAGGAGATCCCCGAAGAGGTGCGCCCGATGCTGACCTCTCCGCTGTGGGTGGTGGAGCGCGCGAAGCGGTGGGGCACGTCGTCGGCCCTGTGGACCTCGAAGGTGCGCGGGCTCTTCCCCGACTCGAACATGGAGGGCGTGATCCCGCTCGGGTGGGTGGAGCGCGCGATCGAGCGGTGGCAGGACTGGCAGGAGCGGGGGGCGCCGGAGCTTCCCGGTCAGCCTGTCGTGGCGTGCGACGTGGCCCGCTTCGGGGACGACATGACCGCCATGGTCAAGCGGCAGGGGGTCGCCGTTTACACGATCCACCGGTTCTCGGGGATCGACACGAAGGAGACGACGAACATCCTGCTCCGGCAGGACCCCCGCACCGACATGAACGGCCGGACCCCGAACCTCTTCCCGCTGGACACGCCACACCTGCTCTTCGTCGTGGACGTGATCGGCGTCGGCGCCGGGGTGGTGGACAACCTCCGGCACTTCGTCCGGGACCTGAAGCGCCCGTTCCCGCCCGGGGTGATCGCCTACAACGCCTCCGAGCAGTACGGCCTGCGGGACCGCAACGGGGAGTTCGGGTTCTTCAACAACCGGGCCGCCGCGTGGTGGAACCTCCGCGAGCTGCTGGACCCCCACCAGCCTGGCGGGTCGCACATCATGCTGCCGGACGACGACCAGCTTCGCGCGGACCTCACGGCGCCGCGCTGGAAGCTCGCGGACTCCGGCTCCCCGCCGAAGATCAAGATCGAGCCGAAGGAGGACATCCGGGAACGGCTCGGGCGGTCCCCGGACACCGGTGACGCGGTGGTGATGGCGTTCTGGACGCAGGGCGGGCCGAAGGGTGCCGACACGGGCACGCCGGTACCGTGGGGGTCGGAGTACAACGGCGGTGGAGTGGCCGCCTGGAGCAGCGCCGCAGACCTGGGCGCCGGGCACTGGGACTAGGAGCGTGTAAACGATGGCAGTACAGGACCCGAGCGCCGGGCGCAGCGCGGTGGACGAGGAGATCAAGAAGCTCAGCTTCGAGCTGGAGCGCGGCTCGTCGTTCCGGCTCATGGACACCCTGTTCGGGGAGTACGACTCGGGCTCGGTGTTCGAGTACGACTTCAGCTCGCTGGACACCCGCAAGGCCCTGGAGAAGGACGGCAAGCTGTCCTGCATCGAGCAGGCTCTCACCCTCCCGATCCTCTCCGCCGGGTGGCGCATCGTCCCGGCCGAGGGCGGGGAGAAGGTCGCGGAAGAGCTGGAGACGTTCCTTCGCATGGGCGCGCTCGAAGGCGGGATGCAGACCCCGATCAACCTCGTGATCGCGCAGGCGACCAGCGCGCGCGCGTACCGGAAGGCGTTCTTCGAGAAGGTCTACAAGGAGCAGGACGGCAAGGTCTTCTACGACAAGATCGCCTACCGGCCGCCGGAGACCTGCCGCATCGCGCGCGACCCCCGCACCGGCGCGTACATGGGCTTCCGGCAGACCCCCGTGCGGCAGGGCACCCCGTCGCTCACCCAGACGAAGGACGTGGACGTGCGGCCCCCGTACGCGTGGGTGCACATCAACGGGCAGCGCCGCAACCCGCTGTCCGGCGTCTCGGACCTCCAGGTTCCGCTGTGGTGCCACGAGACGAAGATGAAGATCCTCTACCTGTGGACGACGTTCCTCGCCACGCAGGCCGAGCCCCGGCTGATGACCTCCGGCGGAGACCCGGAGGACGCGGCCCGGCGCCTCGCGGCGCTCCGGGGCGGTGGCGTGGTCGGCCTGCCGAACGGCGTGGAGGCCCGCGTGCTGGAGTCCAACGGCACGGCCGCGCAGTCGTTCCAGGACATGATCAACTACCTGGACACGCAGATGTCCGCCTCCGTGCTCGCTGGGTTCACCGACCTCACGAGCGGCGCGAGCGGCACCGGCAGCTACGCGCTCTCGCAGGACCAGAGCGACTTCTTCGTGCAAAGCCTGGAGGCGTACAGCACCGAGCTGGCCGAGTCCATCACGCACAACATCCTCGGGGACCTCGTGGTGTTCAACCACGGCCGGACCGCCAAGTTCCCCAAGTTCGAGTTCGAGCCCCTGGCCGACGGCGACGTGGACCGGTGCATCACCCTGCTTCAGGGCCTCTCCAACGGGCAGTCCGTCCTGCCCTTCGAGTTCGTGGAAGAGCTGGCCATGAAGACGGCGAACTACCTGGAGATGGACACCGACAAGCTCCGGGACGCCATGGAGAAGGCGGCCGAGGTCGCGGAGGAGAAGGCGGCCATGGCGCTGGAGTCGCAGCGGCAGGGCATCGAAGGCCAGAAGGCCGCGATGGCGCAGGGTGCCGTCCCCGGCAAGCCCGGTGTAAACGGCAAGGTCCCGCCGAAGGGCTCCCCGGCGGAGAAGCAGGCGAAGACCGTCGCCGGAGTCGCGGCGAAGGTCGGCGTGGCGGCGAAGGCCGTGCAGCAGAAGCAGGCGAAGGAGTCGGCCCGGTGACAAACCCGGAACAGCCCCCGGCGGAGCAGCCCCCGGAGGATGACGGCGCGCTCGTGGAAGCCGTGCTGGCCATGCTCGCGGTGGGCGCCACCGTGGACGCCACGGCGAAGTCGCTCAGCGTCGTTCTGGGCGTCCCGTTCGCCATCGCCCTGGAGTTCCTTCACGCGCTCGGTAAGAGCGCGCTGAAGGCGTTCCGGGGCGCCACCGTGAAGCCGAAGACGCCGACGGCCGTAGCGCTCGCGCAGCGGGCGAACCTCCGGTACCGTGCGGCGTTCATCATCCGGGCGCTGAAGCGGATCGTCGCGGCGCCGGACAAGAAGCTCGCCCTGAAGCGGGAGCTGGAGTTCTGGAAGGGACACCTGAAGGCGAACGCCCGGCGCATCGCGGTGGCCCGGCGGATCGACTGGGCGCGCGGCCGGTACGGGGAGCTGCTGGGCTGGTACGCCAAGATGGACGCCCGCACGTCGGCGGAGTGCCGGGCGGCCGACGGCCGGAACTTCATCGCGCTGGAGCCGCCGGTCATCGGCTACCCGGGCTCGGTGCACCTGCACTGCCGGTGTGTGCCCGGCCCTCCGCACCCCGGTGCGAAGATGGTGAACGACTCGTTGACGGTACGGCGCAGTGATGCCGCCTCCGGCTTCCACCGAAGGAGCGTGTAAACGTGGGATCTCAGGCCCCGCTCGGGAAGGGTGATCTGTTCAAGACGCCCGGCGTCGAGCTTCCCGGCTTCGTGCGCGAGGTCGCACGCGCGCTCATGCGCAACGGCAAGCCGAAGTCTCAGGCGATCCAGATCGCCATCGGGCAGATCAAGAAGTGGGCGGCCGAGGGCAACCCGAAGGCCGTCCGCGCGCTCGCGCAGTGGGAGGTCGCGAAGGCGAAGGCCCGCGCCACCCCGAACAAGCACGACCACTCGAACCCGGTCTACGCCCCCGGGCAGAGGGTCATCTTCCTCGCCAACGACAAGAAGGCCCCGCCCAAGAAGGGCGGCAAGAAGGAAGCCCGCGACGGCACGAAGGGCTCCCTCCCCCCGGGCGCGACCGGCTGGAAGCACGGCTGGATTCCCGTGGACGAGAACGGCAAGGCCGTCGGCCCCGCGCAGAAGCCGAAGTGGCTGCTGGACGCGGAGGCCAAGCACAAGGCCGCCGGTGGCCGCAGCGCGGAGGCGATCGAAGCCGAGAAGCTGAAGAACGCGCAGGACGCCCGGAAGCGCAAGGCGGAGGCCCCGGCCAAGAAGGCGGAGGCCGCCAAGAAGAAGGCCGAGCGTGAGCGGGAGGCCGCAGCGAAGAAGGCCAAGACCGCCAAGGAGCAGAAGGCCCGCGAGACCGAACGCAAGGCGAAGGCGGCCGAGCGCGAGAAGACGGCCGCGCAGAAGGCCAAGGAGCGGCAGATCCAGGCCGCGTACCGGCAGGCCCTCCAGGACCGCAAGAACGGCCGTGAGCTGTCCGAGCAGCAGCGCCGGGTGGTCGCGCACGTGGAGGCGCAGCAGCGCAAGGAGCAGGGCAAGCTGCGCCGCGTGGACGTGCCCGGCGCCGACGGCGCGAAGGTCGCGGCCCGGGACGGCAAGGTGCCCACCACCGACGCGAAGAAGGGCGACGGCAAGACCGTCAAGCGCCCGGCGAAGCCCGCCGTGAAGACGGCCGCGCAGCTCGCCCGGGAGAAGTCCCGCGCGGCGGCGAAGAAGAAGCGGGACGCCCGCTACTCCGTCACCTCGTACAAGCCCGGCCGCGCCCCGCAGACGCGGAACTTCGCCAACGGCTACGAGACCGGTGTAAACGTCCTGGACTTCGCGAAGAACCCGGCCGGTCAGCTCGCGTTCCGGTACAAGCACGGCTGGATTCTCATCAACCCGGCCATCCCCTCGCGCGGGCACATGGGTGGCGCCATCGCCCGGAAGCACGGCGTGAAGTCGGGCAGCGTGACCCATGGCCACTTCGTGGACGCCGGGGGCGGCAAGAAGAAGTTCGTCCCGACGCGCCACGGTGGCGCGAACAACCCGGCCAAGCTGAAGGCCGCGCACACGAAGGACGTGACCGGCGCCCCGCACGAGAAGTCGGCCTACACCACGGCAGCGGCGATGAAGGACACCGGCGGCAACGCGCTGAAGCCGTCCCCGAAGAGCCCGGCCGAGGTCAAGAAGCTGTCCGCCGAAGCGAACGCCGCGAGCACGAAGGCCAACGCCACGAAGTCCCTCCACGACGCGCAGGTGGCCGCGAAGAAGCACGCGGACGCCTTCGTGCAGGCGAAGAAGGCCGGAGAGACGAAGCTCGCGGAGTCGCACAAGTCGAACGCGCAGGCGTGGGCGAAGAAGGCGCAGCAGATCAAGCAGGCCGAGAAGGCGTCCGCCGACGCGAAGGCCAAGTACGAGGCCGAGCAGAAGGCGAAGGCCGCTGCTGAGCGTGAGGCTGCGGAGAAGGCGAAGGCGGAAGCCGAGAAGGCGGCGAAGGCCAAGAAGGTGGCAGCGCAGAAGAAGGCGCTGGACATCATGGACGACGCCGACAAGCTCTCGAAGCTCGCGGAGGACAAGCCGGAGAAGTCGGTCCCGGACCTGAAGGCGAAGGCGCAGCAGCACAAGTACGCCGCCGAGAAGTGGCAGGAGCTTGCCGACCACCAGAAGGCGAACGGCTTCAAGGTCGGCCCGCAGCTCGAAGGGAAGATCAAGGAGCACGAGGAGAAGGCCGCGAGCTACGCCAAGCAGGCGGTGGAGAAGAAGAAGGCGATCCAGGAAGCGCAGCAGCTCGCCACGGACGCCTACGACCTCTCCGACGACGCGGCCGAAGCGCAGACCGCCGAGGACTACCAGATCGCCGCGCACGCCCACCAGAAGGCGGGCAAGGCGTTCCAGGCTCTCGGCATGACGGCCGAGCACACGATGCACTTCGACAAGGCATCGCAGCTCATGAAGCAGCACCACGCCGCGCAGGCCGCCGAGGAGAAGGCGGCAGCGCAGGCGAAGGCGCCGAACATCGCGAAGGCCGAGAAGGGTGAGGAACTGACCGGCGCCATCTCCAAGGTGCTGGACGAGATCGAAGACGAGCCGGGCTCGCTCGGGCAGTGGGACGACTTCCTCCACGCTGCCTACCACGCGAAGAAGAACCCGACCCCGGACAACCTGAACAAGATGGTGGCCGCGCAGAAGGCCCTTTCTCAGGCCGGTGTGACCCAGCTCGGGATGAAGGACGCCACGGCGTCCCTCTACAAGAAGACCGGGCTCACGAAGGCCCCGGCGAAGAAGACGGCCGCGCAGAAGAAGACGGCCGCGCCGGTGCCCCCGGCGAAGAAGACGGCGGCCCCGCCCGCTCCGGCCCCCGCGCCGGACGTTCCGGTGCCGACCATCACGCTTCCCGGGCCCGGCATGTACGCCGACGGCAACGCCATCACGAAGGCCAAGCAGAAGGCCGACGCGATGCCGCCCGGACCGGCGAAGGACGCTCAGCTCACGGCCGTGTCCAACGCGATGCAGGCGTTCAAGGAGAAGCACGGCAAGCCGTTCGACATCTCCAAGGTGGAGGCCATGCCGAACAGCACCTTCGTGCCGACCCCGAGCGACCTGAAGCAGCACCCCGCGTACGCGGACGCCATCGCGGCGGGCTTCACCCCGGTCAACCCCGGCGAGTCCGCGAACGGCGACTGGAAGCCGTCGCAGGTGCCGGGCCTGAAGTCGAAGGCGGGCGCGTACCACTACTCCGGCGGCTCGTACACGGACATCAACACGCAGCTCCGGAAGTACAAGAGCGCGACCGGCGGCAACAACGACGCGGCCATTGCGCAGATGGACAAGGAGTTCGCGGCGGTCCCGCCCCTCACGCAGGGGATCGTGACCACGCGGCGCATGTCCGACAAGGGCCCGTTCCCGGAGATCCCCCCGCCCATGGAGCCGGGCGCGGTCTACATGGACCACGGCTACAGCTCCACGTCGAAGGACCCGGGCGTCTGGTCCGGCTCGGTGGTCATGGAGGTGCGCATCCCGGCGGGCGCGCGGGTGCTGGACCTGAACCACACGACCGGTTCTCAGCACGCGAACGAGAAGGAGATCCTGCTGAACCGGGGATCGAAGTACAAGATCGTCTCTGACGGCAAGGTGGCCGGAGAGCGCCGCATCGTGGTGGAGCTGGTGACGGAATGAGCGAGAAGCAGAAGGTCCCGCAGACGGGCGACAACCCGAACATCGACGGCGGCCCCCAGCCGGAGAAGTTCCAGTACCACGAGGGGGACATCGAGTGGATCAAGCCTCCGGCGGGGGTCCGGGGCGCCACGCCTGAGACCGCCACCCCGAAGGCGCTCAGCAAGGAGCAGCGCCGGGATCTCGGCAAGCGCATCAAGGCGAAGCTCCGGCTGGCCGCAGGGAAGCGCCCCAGCTAGCCCTGGAGACGCGAAGAGGCCCCGCGCGGGGGAATTCCCGCCGGGGCCTCTCTCGTGCGCTCTACGGGCCTCTCAGCCCGTCGCGCCGCACTTGCGGCAGCGGCTCTTGCCGCCCCACATCACCCAGTCGTGCGGAGGACACGAATCCGACATGGCGTTTACACCTCCTTCGGGGTCTTGGGGGCCTTCTTGATCGTCGGCTCCGCCTCGCCGTTGACGATCTCGCGGAGCTTGGGGGCGGTCGTCCACTTCACGCGGAACGCGTCGTCCACCATGACCGTCTCGCCGGTCTGCGGGTTGCGGGCCCGGCGGCCGGGCTTCACGACGGGGTGCCACGAGCCGAAGTTCGTCACGGAGACGCCGTAGCCGCCCGCGAGGGTCTTCGCCACGGTGTCCAGGACCGCGAGGACCATCGCGTGCCCCTCGTCCAGCGAGACGCCCATACGGGCCGCCACAGCCTCCCCCAGGGAGGTCCGCGAGAGGTCGTGCGTGGGGACGTACTGCTTCATGATCGTTCTCCTTGGGAGGGAGGGGGGCGGCCGAGCGACCGCCCCCGCGTTTACACGCTCAGTGCTTGGCCTTCTTCATGGACACGGGGCCCGCGACGTGCCACTCCTTGATCACCTTCGTGGA